GTGTGCATCTTCCATAGCCGCACGGCTTGTGCGACTGGCGTATATCATACCACACCCGCGAACAGTGTCAAGCGGATTTATCGATGTCCTATATCCGCCGGACAACATACCACCTGAAAAATAATGTCAAGTCCAAGCAGGAATTTGCGGGCCGACTGGTGAATAAATGGTCACTATGAAAGACGAATCGCAACGGGCCTGTGATGGTTCTCTGCCCAGTGAATCACCCGCGCCAATTTCCACGCCTGATCCTGGGCGCGAAGCCTGGTGCGTGGCGCTGGCTAAAGACGCAGCCGCCGCACGGCACCGCGAATGGATGCGGCGCATCGACGCGCTGTGCGCGGCGAACACCATCGCCAGCGCGACCGCACCGATACCGCTCCCCCGCCGATCCCCGCAACCCCCGCGCAGCTTCACGGTCATCGACCTTGAGTTAGGGCGCGGCGCGCCACGGCTGATCCTGCGCGGCGGTACAGCGCCAGCGGCGCACTCATGGCGGGATCGTGACAGGGAGCGCAACCGCGCCCAAGACAGGGCAGCGTGGCGCGAGGGGCGGCTGGCGGATGACGCACAAGATATGACGCACAAGGGATGACGCACAACAACGAAGCGGCTGGAAAGAGGCTGAAAAAGCCACACCGGCCTGGATTTACTGACCGGCTAGGACATGCGTTGCATGCGGCAAGAAAATGCAGAGGGCAGGCAGGGATAGCGGGCGGCGGCTGGGTATTATAGGACAGGTAAGCAGTGTATAATTAGACAGGCCGGAGATCCGGCAGCGGCTGGCGAGCCGTTGGAAGGCAGTGAAAGTATGACGAAACAGAGACAACTTGATTTGGCTGGCGGAGAAGGACTCCCCGCCGTTTCGGTCATTCTTTCCGGCACCCTTCATCGCCCCGCCAGCCAAACCTTTCACGCGACCTCGGGCACGCTGCGGCTGATGGTCGCTTTCTTTCCGTCCAACCAAAACCAGGAGAAATGCCATGAGCAACATCCCTCCCTTGCTGGGGTCGGACGCGGGCCCCGCCGCGCCTGATTGAAGTGCAGGTGCCAATATGACCACGCAATGCTATTGGGTGGCTGGAACCTTGGACAAGGCGCGGGCATTCATCGGCGACGAGGTGGTGCTATGGGATAGCCAGGCGCGGGTGAGGGGCTTGGTGCTGGATGCCTTCGTGGCGTGCGGGGCAACCTGGGTGGAACTGGGGGCGCTGAAAAACTGGAGGCAATGCGCGTGGTGAAAGGGATGTCGCACAACATTTTTGACAGGAAACCCAAGCCGGTGTGCAAAAGCGCCCCGGGCTGGATGCGCAAAGGGTTTTGGTGCGTGACCGATGTACAATGTACGGTAGCCACGAAAATGGCTACGGGGTGTAGCAACCCGGAAGGAAAAAAGTATGACAACTGACGACTTAAAGTTTGGGCGGTGGGGTTTCCATCCTACCTGCTGTCATATTTCCCCTTGCTACCCGCCCAAAACTTTCCTTTCCCGAGGTGCCTTGTGACCTACTCTGAAAAGTTGCGCGATCCACGCTGGCAAAAGCGTCGCCTGGAGATCATGCAGCGCGATGGCTGGAAGTGCCTGCGTTGCGGCGATAGCACCAAGACCCTCAATGTGCATCACCAGGAGTACATCAAGGGGCGCGACCCCTGGGAATACCCCGAGAGCCTGCTGGAGATCCTCTGTGAGGAGTGCCACGAGAATCACCACAATGGCATTGACCGAAAACAACATCTGGAAGCGTTGGCCGAATCGGTGGTGCGCAACCTGCACAAGGCTCCCGAGTGGCAGGGCGATCCGCCACTAGTCGGCGAAGAATGCCTTACCGAATTGGAGGACGAATTTATTGCATTTGGTTTTGGATGGAATGGTTTTGATCAGATGATGGAAATTATCAGGTGGATTTCCAACTACACACCCTCAGATTCTGTGTGCCCGCCATACCTGCAAGCATTCATCGGTTTCGCCACAATCAGTCCAGGAATCGTTGACACTTACTATGCGTTTTTCGACTGCCCTGCCATTGTGACCTATGCGGATTTAATACTGCTTGCCCCTTTGTTTGGAATCCAAATTTTGTATTGCACAGATAAGAATTCCCTTCGGCGCCACCTGGAGCAAAAGCGAGCCGCGCATTATAGACTGTGGGAATGGGAACAGCCGAAGTCCTGGGCGGAAGCAGTCGATTTAGCAAAGCAACTAAGCCAGCCGGTTTCAGAGCGTTGGTTAGGCGATGAACCCGGAACCTGGGCGGAAGCAGTTGAACAAGAAAAGCAACTCAGCAAGCAAAGCAATACATAACGGATCCGCCAGCAGATCGCGGCGGACAGGATAGACCCCTGACGGCAGTGAGGCCGGAATGTCGTAGGACGCACGGGAGCCTGACAAACAACAATGGATGCAGGGCCTGAAACGACGACGCCCTGACCGCCAGCCCGAGCAGCGAGGGAGCAGTGACATTGACAGCCGACACCCTGACCCCGGCTGGATGCAAGACAAGGTCACTGCGGGAGACCTGGGGGAGCGGTGTGCCTTGATTCAAGCAGTTACATCTCTCGCCTGCGGCGGAAATGCTCAGGCCAACACGGGCGCGGACAATGAAAGATGAAAAAGGTTCCGCGCCCGCGTTGCCTAAGTCTGGTGGTGAAGAAATGCTCTTAGCAACGAAATGCGCCCGAGTCCTCTCGGGTGCATCCCCCGCGAAGCGAAGCGGAGCGGGTTCCGAACCTCGGCTAAGTTGCTGGAAACTGCCAGAGGTTTCCGACAAAAATTATGCCCAGAAAGCAACGCGGTCAGCCGTGCGCCTGTCCGGCCATTCCCAGCCGTCCTCTATAACTCCCTTGACGGGGTCACGGTTTTTCTTTTGGCAAAGAAGGAATTCTAAGCGTCCTTGGAGAATAACCCCACAATGACACCGCCAGCGATCCAGCCAACCGTCACCGCCGCCGCCAGCAACCTGAATGAAGTTGTCGCCCGCGTGGTGGCCGCGACCGCCTTCGCCGACCGCGTGCGTTGCGACCGCAGAGCGGTGATGTCCGGCGCGGCCAGTATGCTTCGCCACACTGCCAAGGTTGTCAAAGACCCCGTGCTGGCGACGACGCTGCTGCATCACGCAAGGGAACTGACGCACTGCGTCGAGGGAGACCGTTAGCATGGGCAGGCCAAAAATCCACGGCGAGTCCGCGCACCCGCTCTATTACCGATACACCCACGCGGTTTCTCGCGCCAAGAAACGCGGCGACACGGAACTGGTCGCCGAGTTGCAATCAGCGTTGCAGGCCGCTGGCGGCTCACGCATTGCGGTGAATGTGCCTGGGATCAAAGCGCGGCTTGGCAGGCCGCGTGTGCCGGTGTCGGATCCAAAGTGGCAAGGCCCTGATGGCAAATTCTCGTCGCGTCGCTACCAAGCCTGGCGTTGCAAAAACGATCCGGATTATATCCTGACCAAAATATACGATATGGCGCTTTACCGCGCCCGCCGCGACGGGGATTCCGAATTGCTGGCCGGTCTGCAGGCGGGGCTTGCATCGGCTGGCGGGAAGAAGTGCCGCGTGAATGTGGACGGCATCAAGCGGCGCTTGCGGGTTCTGCGGTACAAGCCCAGGCCCGAGCCGCTGGCTTCGCGGGTCAGCCGCAAACTGCAAGCCGCGAAACTTGCGGGAACACCGGCGGAACAACTGATGGACAAGGACGAATTGCGATGGCTGCGAAACGACCGCAAGCGCAATGCCGATTACCGGAACTTGCCTGGGCGGCGTGCGATCACGCGCCGGCAAGTCCGCCGATATGCGGCCACATTGAAGGCCGAGCATCCTGACCGTTACCGGCGAATGCGGCAGTTCGACAATGCCTTGCAGTCTGCGGAACGCAATGGCGATGCGCGGCTGGCCGAGGCGCTGAGGATCGCGCGGCTGCAAGCGGGCAAGTCGTGGCTGGTCGATATTCGGGAAGTGTATCACAGCGTCGGCAAGCAGCCCACATCGAGGATGCGCTGATGCAGGAGCGAAACTACAAGACCTATTTGCCGGACTGTTTGGGGCCGGACCCGTGCCACAGGGTTTTGGCGGATCGGATAAACCGCCTGCAACCAAGCATCGCCAAGCGTCTTGTTTTGAAATTTCAAGAATACAGTCGCGGGATGGTTCGCATCGACGCCGTCGCCGATAGGAAATTCAAACTGGCACTGGCGAGTCTCTGGCAGGATCACTATCTGGAGAAAACTTTCTCGCCCTTTGTGGATGACTACTTCCGATGCTGCGTTCGGGCAGCATACAGAAAATTGTTGCGCGGCGATCCGCTGAATTGCCGACAATGGAAACACAAGCAGCCGTTGAATTGCCGTCTACGGAAGGTTTGTCCGTGAGCGACGAGCCCGCTCCCGCGCCAGCGGAGCCGGAGCCGAAGTGTCTGCACCAGCGGTGCGAATGGTTCGAGGACTTGAGATGGTTCTATGATGGTGACCCGCGCTGTGTCGGTGCAAAGATACTGCGCATGGAGAATCACAGCGGCGCACTTCGGCATTGCCTCGACTGTGGTATTTACGAGAAGGCAAAGGCATGACGGCACACCTCCGCCGAAGGTACTTGGAAAAGACTGGCCTGACCCGAAGCACTTACCGCAAGGGCCTGCATGTTAATTGAGTTACGGCAAATCGTGCGAAGGGTTCCTCCGATTCTCTGCTGAATAATTTTGGATGCCCGCCAAACCTCCCGCCAAAACCAAAGCCGCCCTTTTCAAAAACCGCATTGTGGGTCACGCTGAAGTCGACCCGCGCAAGTTGACCAGAAATCCGGCCAACTGGCGCATCCATCCCCTCGCCCAAACCCGCGCCCTTGACGCCGTGCTGTCGGAAGTGGGTTGGATTCAAAGCGTCATCGTAAACAAGAACACAAATCGCATTTGCGACGGCCACGCTCGCGTTGCCGCCGCAATCGAGCGCGGGGAAGCCACGGTGCCGGTGGTGTTGGTCGACCTGACCGAAACCGAAGAGAAGAAAATGCTGGCGGTGCTCGACCCGCTGGCAGGTATGGCGGAGATGGACGATGATAAACTTCGCGCCCTGCTTGCTGACATCGACTTTGCCGCCGCTGGCGCCCGCGACCTGCTGGACAGCCTGGGGGAAGCGTGCGAAGCACCGAAGAAAGAGCGCGGGGTTGACGATATTATTGCTGGCGATCAGGCCGCCGCGCTGCTGGCGAAGTGGAAGGTGGAGACAGGGCAACTTTGGCAGGCAGGGGCGCACCGGATCCTTTGCGGGGATAGCCTCGCCGAGGCCGACCGCGCCCATGTCCTCAACGGCGAAACTCCATCCGTAATTTTCACGGACATCCCGTATGGAATCGGGTACGGCGGCGGCAGAACCACAACCCAAAAGGCAAAGGGGCGCGGGGAAATTTCCGGCGACGCTGATAAGGATGTGAGCCGCTTCGTGGCGCCATTGCTGACCCTAGGCGCGAAGGATGTTTGGGTGTGTTGCTCCCCAAGGAACCTGGTGCCTGCTGTGCAGCCGTTCGACGCCGTTGGCGGGGTGACCGCCGTGGTTGTTTGGGATAAATGCAACGCGGGGCTAGGTTGGGGATGGATCCGGCACCAGTGCGAATTCGTTTTGTTTTGGACAAGCCGCCAGAAGCCGCGCGAGGCGCATGGCGACACCGACCTGTGGAGCATCGCCCGAGACAGCGGGCAGGATTACAGCCACGAAACCCAAAAGCCGGTTGCGCTGATCGAGCGAGCCTTGAAAGTTTCCGGCGAGGGCATGGTGTTCGATCCGTACTGCGGCAGCGGCTCGACGCTGCTGGCGTGCGAGCGGAGCGGTCGGCGTTGCTGTGCCATCGAGTTGCAGCCGAAGAATGTGGCGGTGATACTGGAGCGGCTGGCACTGGCGGGCTTGGTGCCGATGAAGAACAGCGCCGCCTAAAAAGGCGGCGCTGGTTTTGGGGTTCCCCTGCTTTGCCTCTACACTGCCACGAGAAAGCGGCGATCCCCTTTCGTGATTTCCTTGCTCTTACCGCGCCCGCCCTGCACCCCGTTGTTCTGCCCGGGGTGCGCCTTGTTCGCCACGACCGCCAGTTGGAAACCAACTTTCTCCGCGCTTGTCTTGACCTGCTTCGCTACGACTGCGGAGAGCGCCGCGCGGCTCTCGTAACCCTTCGCGCCAGCGGCGAAAATCGCAGCCCGCAACCCGCCCTTCATATATGGGTTGCTGTCTTTGGCTGCTGTCCGCACTACGATTTCCGCCTTGCCGTTCTTTGCTGCTGCGTTCTTGGAGGTCTTCATTTTACTGCCTTTCCGCCCCGTGGGGCTTTGTTTGTTTTACCGTGGTCGGACGATGCCATCGGTCGCGGAGAAGGCCAAGTCATTCGTCGAACTGAATTCGCCTGACGGTCAACGACTTACAGGTGAGAGGCTGGAATTCGTTGAATAACATGGGGTGAAGCGAGCCAATTCAGCCCGAAAAACCGCCCGCCGCCGTACCGCAAAGAAGCCAGCCGCACCGCCACAACCAGCCGCTCCGCTCAACGCCGCAGCCATTGCCGAAAAATTATCGACGCTAGATGTTGCCGCCATCGCTTCCAAGTTGAAACAGGGCAAGCCGTTGCTTGTGTCCGAGCGCCGCGCCCTTGAACGCTGGCGCAAGCGGCAAGTTGGCCCGCGAACCGACGCGGAGCGGATGCGGGCAATGCGGGCGCGCGCAACCGATGTGGTCATCCCGCCGTGCAAGGATCCGGCGCGGCGCGCGCGATGCGAGAGAGACCTAAAGTTGTTTTGCGACACTTATCTTGCCAGAACTTTCCCGCTCGCTTGGTCGCAGGCTCAATTTGAACACCTTGGCCTGATTCAGCAAGTGGAGCTGCACGGCGGGCGGCTGGCAAGTGCGGCTCCTAGAGGGGACGGCAAAACCAGCCGGTCAATCGCCGGTGCCTGTCACGCTTCGTTTTACAAACACGCGCGATTCATCATCCTACTCGCCGCAACAGCAGCCCTCGGGAAGAAACTTCTCCGTGACCTGGTGCAACTCATTTGCGACAACGATTTGCTGGCAGAGGATTTTCCAGAAATCTGCCTGCCGATCCGTGAAGCCTATGGCAAACCGAATCGCGCAAAGTACATCACCGTCCAGGGGAAGCCCGCTCGCATCGATTTGACAACCACGCGCCTTGTCCTGCCCGGCGGGATGGTCGCGGTCGGTGGGTGCGGAATTCTGGAAGCGGTGCGCGGTCAGCGGCACAGTTGCCCGGATGGTTCTGTAATCCGTCCTGACCTGGCCATCATCGATGACATCAACACCCGCAAGTCGTCCGCCTCTCCACAACAGAATCGCCAGCGCCTTGCCATTCTCGCCGGTGACATCCAGCGGCTTGCCGGTCCTGACAAGTCGTTGCGTGCGGTTGCCTGTATGACTGTCATCCACCGCGACGATGCTGCCGATCAATTGCTTGACCACAAGCGGCACCCCGAGTGGCGCGGGCAACGCAAGAAACTGGTTTACCGCTGGCCCGACGCGGAAGAATTGTGGAAACGCTACGCCGAACTTTTGCGCGATGGGGCGCTGGCGGGTGACGGCGGCAAAGCCGCGACGGAATTCTACGCCGCGAATCGCGCAGCAATGGACAAGGGTGCGGTGGTTGGATGGGAAGCGCGGTTTGAAGCGGGCGCCGAACTAAGCGCCATTCAGTGCGCCTATAACATTCTTTTCCGTGACGGCGGCGATGCCTTTGAATCGGAGATGCAGAATTCCCCTTTGGTGCATTCCTCGACCGTTTATGAAATCACCCCGCAGGTCGTAGCCAGCAAGTTGAATGGCTCGAGGCCTGGGGAGGTGCCAGCGACCGCGACCACCTTGACGGCTTTCATCGACATCAACCGATATGGCTTGCACTGGACGGCTTGCTCCTGGGCTGGCGATATGACGGGCAGTGTGGTCGCTTATGGCCGGTGGCCGGCGGACGGCTCACCGGTGTGGTCGGAAAAGAATCCTCGCGGCGAAACAGAACCGCAGGCGCTTTTCCGTTGCCTCACGGAATTGGCGGGGCAACTTACGAGGCAAGGCGCCTTCATGCGTGGCGGTGTTCCGTGCCGGTTGGATAGCCTCAGTGTCGATGTCGGGTATTTACCGGATGCCGTGTTCCAATTCCTGACTGCATCCAGGTTGCCGACCATTGTCATCGCTTCCCGTGGTCGGGATGCCAAGCATTACCGGCAAGGCAAGGCGGTTCGCATGGGCGACCACTGGCTGATCGCCGACTGGCCGAACAAGGGACGGGTTCTAATTCACGACTCCGACTTCGCAAGGATGAATTTGCAGCAGTCGCTTTTGTTGCCAGCGGGCTCGCCCGGCGGTTTGACTTTGAGCGGTGACGATCCGTCGGCGCACGCCAGATTTGCCGAGCAACTTTGTTCCGAGCGCCTGGCGGAATACATACGCGGTGACATAAGCGACCATTATCTTTGGGCGCGGGTTGTCGGTGTGCGAAACGACTGGCTTGACGCGACGGTCGGTTGCCGCGTCGCGGCTTCGTATCTGCTGAATGTTACCGGCGCGACCGCCGCCGCCACGGTTGCCACGACGCCGACCGCTGCCGTTCCACCGCCCGCGCCAGCAGCAAGGTCGCGGCCGCCCGTCAGTTACGACTCGGGGTGGTAAAGGATTCGTGGCCGTCGTTGCGGAAGTAAGTGGCATGAGTTGCCCTACAGCCCTTGAACTTTACGAAGCCGCCCGTGCCGCCATTCTAAGCCTGCTTTCCAACCCGGTAAAAAGCGCGTCCTTCCAAGGACGGGAATATACGAACGCTGACCTTCCGGTCTTGCAGAACCTCGAAACGCACTACAAGCGCGAAGCGATGCGCAATGGTGAACTTCTTTCCCGAGACGGCCCCGTCAATGTTTCGACTGCGTGGATTTCCGATCCTTGGATTTACAACTGATGAAACGCAAGCCCACCCAAAAGTCACGCAAGGCACCCGCGAAGTTGTCACCGAAGCGGAAGTCTTCCAAGCAACCAAGCAAGGAAAAACTCGCCTATCGCGTTTTGCAACAGACGCCAGCGCGACCGACATTGCAACCCATCGTCCGCAGCGAAGAGTGGGATTTGCGCGGGCAGCGGCGCAACTTGGCGATGGCGACATCGATCGATGTCCAACAGAACCTGACGGTCATTTCCTTCATGGTGCAGACGCACCTGGACTATGTCGCCAACTTTTCTTTTTCCTCGCGCAACGGCGACCTGGACTACGACCTATACCTGAATCGGTGGTTCAAGGAACACACAACGAAACAGGTCGTGGATGTCCAGCGGCGCTTTTCCCTTTCGTCAATGTTTCGGTCGTGGGTTTCGTCCAAGGAATACTTTGGGGATGCCCTGATCGCGAAAGTTTCTGGCGGGCGGCTTCAGGTCTTTGAATCCTACAATATCGCCAAAGGATGCGTCGATCCTTTGGCGACGGGAGACAAGCGAGCCCAGGCCCAAGCCGAGATTGACCTTGTCAATGACAACGGGCTGGTTCTCGACAAGTTCGGCGCGGTTGTCGCCTATGCCGTCGCGACGGGCGAAAGCAGCGGCACCCTTGTTCACCGGATGCTCATCCCGTGGCAGAGCGCCATTTACGATGGCGCCTTCGTCCGCCCAAGTTGCACAAGGCCGCCGTCACCCCTCCTTCCTGCCCTGGCCTTCGCCCGCGATTTTCTCGACAACACAAATTACCGGCTCGTTAGGGCCAAGATAGAAGCGATGTTTGGGTTGGTTCTGTTCCGCGACCACAACTTGGTCGGCAACCACGACTTTGCATACGGAAGGAACCCCGCAGGCGGCGCCTCACCCGACGCGACAAACAACGGCAACACGACCGTCCCGATGTTGGACTACGAACTCCGCCCAGGATTGAAGTTGGAACTGGAAAAGGGCGAGGACGCGAAGTTCCTGGAGAGTACAACCCCGTCGGCCAACTGGCTGGAATTCAGCAAGGAACTGATCCGCCTGATCCTCGCGGCCAAGCGCATCCCCTATTCCCTTTGGGATTCCAAGGGCGCGACCTATTCGGCGCAGCGCGGTGACTTCAATCGGTACAAGATTTCTTGCCGTGAGGAACAAGCCGCGAACAAAGCCGCCTACCGCGAAGCCTGCGAGCATATTTTGTCATGGGGTTTTGCGACGGGTGATTTGGAATTGCCTCCCGGCGTCACCGATGTTGAAGACCTGCGGTTTGAACTTGTCCCGCGTGGAACTTTCATTCTCGATACCACGAAGGAAAGCGCAGCGATCCAGCAGCAAGTCGCCGGAGGCCATCTGACAAATGAAGACGCCTGTCATCAATTAGGCACCGGCGATTTCTACGAAATCCAGCAGCGCCTCGCCGCCGAGCAGAAATTCCAGCGGTCTTTGGGCATCCAGGTTGTTCTCGGAATCCCCGGCCAACCCGTTTCCACCGACCGTCCCGTGGATGAAGAAACCGAAGCGCCTGAAGAGGAAAACGATTCAGGGGCAAAGAAGAAAGAACCCAATGAGTAACACTCCCTTGACCGTTGATGTCATTGCCCGCTTGAAAGCCGGTGAAAAGATTCCAGCCAATGCGCTTCGTTGCAACGCTTCCGCGCCACAACTGGACGGCGAGCAAGGTGGCAAGACAGACAAGACGATTAAGGTTTCCATGCTCGCGCGCACGCCCGATGCGATTGACCACTGGTTTTTCGGCCCGGTGATTCACGACTTCAGCACGATCAAGAATCTGCCAAACAAAATTGCCCTGAATCACACCCACGGCGACAAGCCCATCGGTTATGCGCGCCCGTCCATTGGTGAAGACGGGGCACTTCGCTTGAACGGGGTTATCACGCCGCCCGAAAATGACCCGACGCATCCGGCTTGGGATATTGTCAACGCGCTGCAAGGCGGGGTTCCGTTGGAGGCCAGTATCGACTTCGGCGGCCCGTATTCGGTCAAGGAACTTCCCGACGGACAAACCGCAACGGTGAACGGCAAGCAGGTGACCGGCCCGCTTTCAGTTATCACGGACTGGTCTTTGCGGTCGTGCGCTGCGTGTATTTCAGGAGCCGACCCAGGCACTTCCACCGTCGCGCAATTCTCCGCGAGCGACGAGGCGGGCCCAGGCCCGAAGTCCATCACCCAATTTTCGGCAAAGGATTCTGAAGTTGCACCGGAGAAAGAATCCTCCATGTCCGAAAAGCCAGAAACACTTTCAGCCACGGCGCCCGCGCCTGTGGCAGCCGATTTGCCCGCCGAAACTCCAGCCGTGGTCGTTGACGCGCCAGCCGAGACCAAGCCGGAAGTTGAAGCGGTCGAAACCCCACCAGCAGTCGAGGGAAAGCCCGTTGAAGCCATGACGGTGGTCACACAACCACAACCGTCCGCAAGCCCCGACCGTTACGCCGAACTGGAAGCGCAAGTTGCAATTCTATCGGCACGGATCACGGCGCTATCGAAGCCATCAGTCCCGCCGATTCCCGGCGTGCCGATGGATGTCGCCAGTGCCAACGCTCCAAAGACCTGGTCGGAAGCACTTGATCGAGCCGTCAAGGAACATCCCGAAATGACGGCTTTGTCTCAGGTGCAACTCGCGGACAAGCAGTGGCCCGGCCTGCGTGCGTCCGCGCGCGCGGCTTACACGCCATTGCGGGAGCGGTTCGCAAGCGCCGCGCCCACACCACAGGGAGTCCACCGTCATGGGAGAGCCAACCAGCGTAGTAACCCCGCGTCCTGACATCCTCGCGGAAGTCAATCGCGTCTGCACAATCGACGATACTTTTATCGCCGATTTCGTGTTGCCGCCTTACTCATTGTTCGTGTCTGCCGGTAAAATACCGGTGAACACGGCGACCACGAATCGCACCGCCCAGACGGGCCGTTCGCCCGGCGGCGCAATCACCCCCCACAACCAGACGGTCACCCTGACCTCGTTCACCTTGGCCGAGCGTCTCGACCGCGAGGAAATGGATCGCAACCAGTCCGTCATGCTTGGCGGCCCTGCGGGCGAGGAACTGCAACTGGGCCTGACGGGAATTCTCGCGATCAAGAATTCCGTGGAGTCCGCGGTTGCCACCCTGGTCACCGCCGGTTCCGCGACGGACTTGACCGCCGCCAATGCCATCTACGAAGGCATCCGCAACGGCGTGACTGCTCTGAAGAGTTACGGGCGGGTCGGCTTGGCGGGTTCCGCGCAAGCCTGGCAGAATGTCCGCAACGATTCCATCGTGCGCGATGTGCAAAAGGCGACGGGAATGCCCGTGGTGCCCATCGAGCAGGTGCGCGGTATCGGCAACATCATGCTGGCCGCAACCTTCGGCGCCGATCAGGTCTATGAGGCGACTGGCGCTGCCGCAACGCAGTGGCCGGACAACCTGATCGTTCCGTTCGTTATCGCGAACAAGGCTGTCAGCCCGTCCGCCGTGCCGCAAGTCGGTCGCCGGCTGCTCTTCACCTGGCAGTCCGAAGGCATGAACGAGTCCTTGGTGTGCGAGCAACTGTTCGACCCATCGGTTCGCTGCGATGTGCTGGACTTCATCGCCTACGACGAAGCGTTGATTTTCAACGCCTCTTTCCTGGGCGCGCCGCTGAAGGTCGCCGCGTCGTAACCGGAAAATAACATTGAGGGGCGGCGGTAATTCCGCCGTCCCTCAAAAACAGGAGAAGCGCATGGCACCGTTCGCGACAACTTTCATCACCACCTACACCGCATCGATCACCGGCACCTCTTCGACCGTCGCTCCTGTCCGCACCAGCCACAAGGATCAGCGCGCATTCATTACCATCACCAATTTATCCGCCGCGCAGCCGGTCTATCTCGCTTTTAACGGCGCCGCCGCCGTAGCCTCTGCGGGGGCAGTCATTCCCGCGACCCTTGGCGCATCGGTCACCTACCAGAATTTCAGCGGGGCAATCACGGGCATCACCGCAAGTTCAACCGCCACGGTCACTGTCGTTGAGGGCTTCTACTACGCAGCGGCAAATCCGGACCTGTCTTCTTCCAGCAGTTCGTCCTCGTCGACTTCCAGCCTGTCATCGGAGTCGAGCAGCACGAAGGTTTCTCTCTCATCCTCATCCAGTTCCACGGCGGTTAGCGTGTCCAGCAGCACTGCCGTGAGCCTGAGCAGCAGTTCCTCCAGCACGAGGATTTCAAATTCCTCCAGCAGTTCCTCGTCGAGCATACTTGGATGACCACGCCATTCGACAGCAGCGGCTTTTTCACGAATCCGTTCTTCGGGGCAAAGGCGGCAACGGTCGCGCGGGACAACAAAACGGTTCAAGCCATTGACTTTTCCAAACTCTCGCCAGCGAACCAAGGCAAGTTGCTCGGGCGACCTGGGGACTGGACGCAATGGTATTTCAAGGTCTCTGACATTTCACAGCCGCAACCGTCCGACACTTTCACCGTGGGCTCCGTTACGTGGCGCGTCGATAGCACCGATCCGCAGGGCGATGTTTACGAGGTTCTGGCCGTGAGCAACCAAAGGGCGCACCAGTGATTTCCATTTCCTACAACGACAACCTGGGGAAAGTCCTCACCGACTTCGCGCAGAAGTTCCCGGAGTTTTTCCCGAAGGCGATGCGCGATGTCGGAAGTCACTTGCGAAAGAGAATGGCGCAGGAACTCCGCGCTGGTGCGCCAGCGGGCGAAGCCCTCGCGCCACCCGACCCGCTGACCATTGCCTTGAAAGCGTCGTCCGATTCCTTCGCGAAGGATTACCGGCGGCGGAAACTGGGAAAGAAGTCGCACCCGAAGCCGCCGACCCCCGTCCGCTTGCAGAGGCTCACCCGAACCTTCGGCGGGAAACTGCCGGACCTGCTGGAATACCAACTGGGCGGCGGCGAACTGCTTCGCGTCGGTTTCCTTGGTGTGGTGTTTGGCGGATCGCAAAGAGCCGCGCAGAAGTTCCAAAGCGAGATGACCCGTCCGTTCACCCGCATAGAGCGCCAGATGATTCGCTTGAAACTGGGGCAGGATTACAAGCAACCGAAAGAATACGACCGCCCCGCCCGCCCGGTAATTCCACCTTACGAGGACGATCCCACTTTGAAGGCTGACATCATCGACACCGTGGCGAAGTCCATTACCGCGCAAATGGAGAATTCAATCCGCAAGGCAGGTGCCGCGTGAGTGCGCCCATCACCATTGTGCAGTGTCTCACGGCGGCCGCGACAGCGGTTGAGAACGACACGGGGGTCGCTTGGTTTCTTTCAACCAACTACCCGGGGTCAACGCTTCAGACTTTCATCGGGCAAGATGGCTCCAACCCACCGACCGAGTTGCAGGCACCGTTCGTCGTGTTCCTTCCTTCGTTGCGTCCCTACGACCTGGGCGAAGGCACGGACGAACGCGCTCCGACTTTCGAGGTGGAATTCGGTTTGCTGGACGAAAGGGTTTCGACCTCCGGCGCGAGAAAGACATACACAGGACTCGTGAACATTGACGCATTTGGTAACGCAATTCTGGCGGCGATCAAAACGGCATTCGTGCCGGAACACATTCGGGTCGCGAACTACAGCCTGGACGAATCCACGCGGTTCCCGCTCTTCCAGGGCGGAATGAGCATCACGGCTTGGTGGGTCATCGGTTTGGACGAAACGGTCGCAATAGGAGATCAATAATATGTCTGACACAAAATACATTGGCGGGCTGAAAGGCTCGGTCACCGTCGCCGGAGTGCTGGCGGGAGCGTCCATCGCGAACTGCACGAACATCACCTTGCCCGCGACGAAAAGTAACACCGTCACCGTCCAGGGTTTGGATGGCCCGCAGGTCATTGGCGACATCATCTCCGACTTCGGGAAGTTGAGTTTCACGATGCCGAATGTCGGCACCGCCAGCCTGGTCACCTTGACCAGCAACGCCAGCGTCGACGTGTCCGTGACTTACGGAAGCCTCTCCAGCCCGATCACCCTTGTGGGCACCGGCGTCATCGAAAGCGACGAACCTGGTCAGATGGTTCGCGGTCAGGCAATCGAACGCAAAGTCACCGTCGCGATGGACAGCCTGCTTGCCTAATGCTCACCAAAGACCAGATTTGGAAGGCGGCGGATCGCAAGACAGTCACGGTCGAGGTTCCCGAGTGGAACGGCTCCATTACCTTCAAGACGATGACTGGTTTGGAGCGTTCCGAATGGATTCAAACCGCCTATGAGTTGCGCGATGACGAAGGCAAAATCAAAAGATTTGACCTGTATTCCGGCAACCTGATTCAACTGACCGCCATCGATGACAAAGGCGCTTTGCTGTTCTCACCAGCCGATGTTGTGGAACTCAATAAAAAAGACGGGTTGGTTCTGGATCGCCTTTTCGTCGCGACTGCTCAACTCAACGGCATTCTGGGGGGAGAAGTCGAAAAAAAAAGTTTGCCAACGACCCCGAAAGCGCCGACTGGTACCGCCTAGCCTGGCAGTTCGGTTGCACTGTTGAAGAACTGCAATCACGCCTTGATTCCCCGACCTTTTCGAAGTGGCGAGCCTTCCTTGCCGTCCACCCTGACACCGGCACCCGCCTTGATTACCTGCTGACTGATTTGGCGCACCTGCTGAATCGCCTGACCGTGGTTATGGGCGGAAAGGCTATCGAGATCGAAGGAAAATTGCGCCGCTGGGGAGAATCATAATAGATGGGTAACGCGATCCCCACCGAAATTCAACTCCGCGTCACTGGCGATGCCGAAGTAATTGCCCGCCTGAATGCGACCG